CTTTGGGTCAATCTCGCCAAGTGCTACTATCTCCTCATCCGTGGGTGGCTTGAGGATTGGGTGCTTGGTAAATTCAATCATTAATTCTCTACACGCTTGCCATTGACTCGGACTACTATATTTCGCTCCTTGAGCTTCTTGCTCCAGTCAATCTCATCGTGGTTCTTACTCTGCTTCTCAGCATTGTGTCCCGGTCGTGGTGCGCATCCTTTTCCCATATTAGTCCTCGTATAGTGAGTCATCGTCTGATACGTCCTCGGAATCATAGTCCCAGGTCCAGTCATCCTCAAAACTACCGCCCTCCATGTCATCACGCATCTCATTAATCAACATCTTGCCAATGGGGGCATTGGTGTAGTCATAGTAGAAATCACCAGTATCATCCATTACTACGAAACAAAAGTTAGGAAAGTGCTCGGCCAATATTGCTCGAACGTCCGCATATATATTCTCGTGGTCTTCGTCTATCATAAACATATTAATCCTTTATATCTATAATCTCAGCATCTACCTTCTTCGCATCGGCGATTCTCTTTTTGGCGGCTTCGATTGTTTTATCATAATCATCTTGAGTATACACCTTGCGTTCCTCAGTAATGTTCGTGGCTTCCCCACGTGCCGTGAGTGCCTCACGAGCCGAGTTAGCCTTTGCTATTGAAAGTTCCTTGAGGTCCTTGAAACCAACCTCCATTTCGGGGTCATTCTCCATGCGGTCACGCACCTTGTCTATCAAGTCCTCCTCCAGACTGGACAGATTCAAGTAAGCCTTGGCAGCAATCCTACCACTCAAGTCCTTGAACTTACCCATGTGGTCAGCGTAGTCCGCCAGAACAGATATTACGGTCTCACGGTCAAAGCCGTACTTGCGAACAAGTCTCGTCTGGGAACTACCAGTCGAGTAAAGATACAGCAACTCCGCTACCTTTTCTGGTGCATACACACTGAGACTCTTGACATGAAGTGCGGACTTCTTCTCAGCCACATCCTTTATGCTTTCCGCAATCTCAACCATTAACTGTTCTTTTTCGTTACTCATCAGTATGTTTTACAATCTGGGTATATTACCACATGGTGTCAATAGATATATATCAATGACTTACGAATATTTGACTTGACAATGATTCACCCCATGATACAATCCCTACCTTAAGGTTTCCAAGCCATAAGGCAATAAGGTCATAAACGTAGCGAACCACAAGTGAGCGAAAAGGAAATCATGGTCTGACTACCTAAGACTGACTACCATGGTAGGGGTAGTCGCAGTAAGCCCCTTGAGGGAGCTATTTTTTTGAGGGGCTGTTTATATATATATACACGCAAGGTTGACAATTTGAGTGACTCCCCCCACCCGTCCCTAGGGTGTTGACCCTATTTTGTAAAGCACCCAGGTATACACCTTATACTGGATACCCATTTTTACATTCCGGGGGGTTGACCCCAACCGGGATGAGGTTGTTCCTGAGCCGCTAAGGGATTGACCCCATGTTTGTAAATTCTTTTACACTATATATATATGAGACTATTTTTTTTCGGTTTCTTACGTAATGAGTTATTGACCCCACTTACTACAATATAATCCCTCAGCTGGTCCTGAATCATTTACATATAGGGGATTGGCTTTAGACTGGAATATAGGGTGAAACTACCCAATTGGCGATTGCAAGCCTCTGAGATGCCTTAGAAATCGTTTTAATTGCTTACGTGTACCTATACTCTCAAAACATTTGCAAGGAGCATATACGCGATTTTTAGAGTGATTCCCCTAGTTTTTTGGTGTATTTTTGGGGTATTGTCCTTAATTGTTAATTGTTTGTAAAGGATTTGTGCTGCATTGGGGGTTTGTCCCTACTTGTCTTCAGGGTTTTAACCTGGTCCCGCCTGACTCATTTACATCTTGGGTGATTGTACCCAACCGGTTACTGGGGTGAATCCCTGGTTCTAAGTAATAAATATACATACGCGCGCGCGCGTGAGGATTTTTGTTAGTTTCATTTTTTTGGATTCGAGATTCATTTTTTTGTATTTACGGATTTTGAGATTTATGATTTAATGTGAACATCAAATTAAAACTTGATGCTCTTTGAGGGTTGATTGGGAACCCTTCGCAGTATGAAGCGATATTTCATGCGAGCCACCCGCAATGACCGACAAGCTCAGTCGGTACGCAAGGAGCGATTGTCAGACATTCCAATAGGAATTTGAAAGCCACGTTTGACCGATAAAATTTGAATTAACAACTTAGATTTTTAGAGGCAGTGAGTAGGAGCAATGAGTGACTGAAAACTGCCTGTTTAAACCAACCAAAGGCAGTTGCAAGTCTGCAAAAATCGGTGAGCAAACAAACCAATAAACAATCAAATATAGAAAACATATGACACAATACACAAATCATAATCCAAACTTAGCCAATCCATTAATTCAGGACTTCATCTCATTGCTTGGCAATGAATGGCAAGATGCCTCGTACGGAAATGACTGCTGTGCATCGGTATCTAGAGCATTACCAAACAATGCCATACTTGAAGTATACCTTCCAAATAGTACAAAATGGGACATAGATAAAGAGGAATTCAATACATATTTAGTCAGATTCCACCATGGAAGTGACTATAATGTAGACAGCGAGTACGCTTTTGAAACCTTTGATGAAGCATTCAAGAAAGCTGAAGAATTAGAGGAATTTTACACAAAATAAACCAATAAACATATGAAAAAACTAAATAACCTAATAGGGAAAGATTGCTTGCATGGCTCGCCTGGAATCCCAGTCAAGGAAACAGTGACTGCAATCGACCTAAATATTGTAAAAGAAAAAGCAACGATTCACTTTGAGAGTGGTTGCTCTACTGAAATGCCAATTGAAACATTAGATAAAATTGCGGACGAATGGGAAGACGGATATGCAGAGGCCGTTTACAACCCTTGGAAATGCAGTACAACAAAAAGAAGTGGGATGCTTGAACAAATCGTATTCCATTAAACAAACAAACAAATAAACAAATGGATATAAAAATAACATACACTTGCATTAATACGTACAGTTATAGTACTTCGAAATGTGTACGAACCTGTCACTATGATGTCTGTCACGAAAACGCAATTGAGGATGCCCTGAAGAGGCTAAAGAAATGCGAACCTGAGGGTTTGAAAATCCAAAAAATAGAAGTCATCAACCAATAAACAAACAAACATATGCAACATAAACTAGCACAGACAACCGACCGAATCATTCGAAACAACTTGAATGCATGGCTTTCTCAGGCCACACCCGACCAGGTAAAATCTGGCAAGGCTTGGTACAAGGATGCGCAATCCTTTTGTCGCAAGATGTCAAAGAAGTACAACGTGGACCGCTACAAGGTGGCTGCCGTGGTTTCCTGTCTCAGTCCTAACAACAAATGGGAACGCAACAAAATTGACGCGGAACAACTCATCAAATCATATCACGCCGGCGAGAGCCTTGACTCATTCAAGGTATGCACGTACAATGCAAACAAGCATAAGGCTTGGCGTGTACTTGGAGAGGATGAGCAGGACGGCACTTATATATCTGCCAAGAGTCCGAAGACTCATGCCTTTGCCATGAATGTGGGCAGACTGTCTCGCAATCATGTGACGATTGACAAGTGGCACTTGAGAGCTTGCCTATGCAAGCCAAAGGATGGAATCACAGAGACTCAGGAGAGTTGCACAGAGATTCAATACCGAAGGGTTGAGGCTCTTACAAATGAGATTGCAGAAAATAAAGGCTTGAAATCATACGAACTGCAGGCCATCATATGGGTAACAATCAAAGAAGCATGGGGACGCTAATATGAAAACAAATAACTTACAAATTCATTTACATAAAAACATCACACGTTTATCCGCAATAATCACAAGTGGCATAATGATAACTGATAATAGCAATGACGATGACGAATGGACTACCAGTATGCATTCGCACGGTAAGCAATTAACAACTCATCAAATGCAAGCACACATACAAGCTCTTATAGATAACCTAAAGGAACTCAGTAAAACAATAAACTAACACACACACACAAACATTATGAAAATGAAAATCACTAACGAAAAATTCCTTGAGCTTTCAGCCGACATCGCCGAAGCCATCGTAGAAAACCGCATCGGACTTCACTTGATGTGGGAGGACAGAGAGGACGGAAGCGAAGGATTGACCGAGGAGGCTCAAGACCTGTTCAATGAAACGATTGACATTGTACAGCAGAAGCTTCTCAATCATCTTGAAATTACAAACCTACCATAAACACCATGAGTAAAATATCAGAACTAGCAATTGAGTACACCAACCATGTCAACGAGTACCATCGGTGCATAACCGAGAGCAACAAGGAAGGCATGGAGTACCACGAGCAACAGCTCAAACGAATCAACAAGCTCCTCGGTATTGAGACTGAGGACTACAACAAACAGGAGGACTAATATGTACAGAGATATAGAGGACTACACAGATAGGGACGAGGTGATTAACCACTCCGAGAGTGGCATCCCTTTTAAAATTACAATGGACACCTTCCACCACGAGGACGTACTGGTTACTGGTACGTTCAGCGTTGATGAGGATGGCGAGTTCTACTGCTTTGATACATTTGAGTGCAAGTACTACCTCGATGAGGATGACATGGTCGCACTACTTGAATGGATTAATGATGACAACAAACTACCACTACGATGAAATACTTATTACTTTTACTTCCCCTCCTTGTCACCTCAGCCTTGGCTGACGATGCCGAGATAGTAGCATCAACACTTATCCTTGAGGCTGGCGGTGAGTACGCTGAGGGGGCGATGCAGGCTGTGCATGAGGTTATCCTTAACCGAGCTGACAAACGCAGGCTCACGCCCAAGCAGGTATGCCTACAGCCCAAGCAGTTCAGCTGTTGGAATAGCGGTAAGTACCGCAAGCTAATCGCCAAGGCTAAGGCTCACCCTCGGTACGCTCACGCACTCAGTATCGTACATGGAAAGCGAACCAATATAACTGGGGGAGCTGACCACTATCACGCCAAGTATGTAAAGCCATACTGGGCAAAACATTTGGAGTTGACCTGTACTATCGGTCAGCACATATTCTATAAATAAATAACCTATAACTAAATAAACTATGAGCACAATAAAAGTACACACATACCCAGAAGGGCAACAGCTTTCCAATGGGGAGCATATACAAGTTCAAGTAAAGATAAGCGGAGTTCTTGTTTTCAAGGACGCTTACTTCCATGAGCTACAGGATGGCGACAAGTACATCATCCCCGAACAAGTCCAGCTACCACTAGCTAGCGACATCGAGATACTTGACTATCTAATTGATAATCAAAAGACCTTGGCGTTCAGTATTCATGAGCGTACCGATGACACTAGTGAGGTCTACTGCTACGAGAAGGAAACAATCAAGCAGGTAGGCGGTGTAGTTACTGGCAAGCACCCACTCAAGTCAGAGATTCGTGGAGCATTCCGTGAACTCATGTCACAAGTAATCCATAACGATAAACTATAATGGCTCACTTCTATAATTGCACCGACATCAAACAACCTGAGTTTGAAC